AGTCCTACAAGCGTGCCGGAATCTATAACACAGACAAGTCCACACTGGACAGTATCGTTGGCGGCAAGACTGAGGAGTCCGGCATTCTGAATGACCTGAAGAATAACAAGGAACTTCGGGAGGGACTAACCTACTCAACCGACAAGGAGCAGGTCATAGTGTGGGAAGTCTATACGCATGACGAGGATGGTGAGTGGGAGATGCACTGCTTCTCCCCTCAAGCTCCTGAGGTCAAGCTGCGGGATAGCATGAAGGTTCCATTTGACCACGGCCTTCCCCCCTATGTCACCTGCAAGTATGAGATTACTGATGGGAGTTGGTACTCTCCTCGCGGGGTTTGCGAGATGCTTGCTCCCTTCGAGGCTGCACTAACAAAGACGTGGAACGAGAGACTGGACGCTTCTACTCTATTCAATAAGCCACTTTTCAAGGCGGAACGTGACCTGCCCAACTCAGTGAACCTGAGGTTGAACCCCGGTCAGATTCTTCCCTTCGGCATTGCCCCTGTGCAGATGCCGAACACTCCTAAGGACTTTGACGATGAGATGTCGCAAACGCAATCAATCGCTGAGCAGCGTGTTACCGTTCCCGACTATGGAATCATGGCGGACAGGGACAGGCGCACAGCTACTGAAATAAAATCCATCAATGCCCAGTCACAGCAGAATATGGATTTGCGTTTGCGTCTCTTTCGTCAGGCTCTGGGCGATCTCTTCAGGCAGACGTGGAGCATCCTTCTCCAGTTTGACAAGAAGGATTTGCAGTACCGCTTCCTTGAAGACAGCCTTAACGTCGATCCTGCCGCTCTCCACGACGAGTACCAGATTGAGCCTCGTGGGGGCATGGACATGGTAAGCCGGGAGATGCTCCTGAGCCGTGCCGTCCAGCGCAAGGAGCTTTTTATGAACTCGCCGTGGATCAATCAGGTTGAGCTGGACAAGTCCATTCTTGAACTTGAAGACCCTGCACTTGTGCCTCGTCTGGTTCAAGACCCGAACGAGAAGCTGGGTGACGAGGCTGAGGACGAGCAGCGAACAATCCCCGCACTCCTTATCGGCCAGATGATTCCTGTCAAGGTGGGCTGGAATTACCAGACTCGCATAGGAGTGATAATGGCATTCCTCGAACAAGCCCGACAGGCTGGGATGCAGATCAGCCCTCAAGGTGCTCAGGCTATTGCCGCAAGGCTGGATGGACTTCTTTCTGCGATGGAGCAGGTGGACACGAACAACGCAAGGGCGTTGAGGAAGGACGTAACTGAATACCTGCAGACAACCGGACTGGTTCCGTCTGAGGAAGAGGTCGAAGCTCAACAGGCGATGGAGATTGCCCAGCAAACCGGAGCACCTCCTCCACAGGTTGGAGCTGAGGAAGCTGTTGCAGTAGAGGAGACTATTTAATTATGAGTCATTCATATATGCCTGACGAGAGCACGGAGTTTGAGTGTGATCGGTGCGGAGAATCCCTCAGATGTCCTGACGATGAACAGGAAGAATTGCAGTTGGCTAACGGGGAACACTTCGGGTGCTGCATGGAGGCACAGGGCTGATTATGAGGTTTTTTAGGTTTTTAAGGATTGCATGGCGTCTATCAGGTAACATACCGTGGGTGGGCGAACCTGAGTGGGGAACATCTGATGCGAATGTTTTACGCAAGTTCCTCGTCTTAAAGGAGGGTAAGCGGTTCAGGATGACTCTCCTGAATATGATTCTGAAGCAGAATCAACAGGCTGTCACAGCCACAAAGAGGATGGAGTATGAGGCTGGATTCGCCAGCGGAGTAAGGACAACGGTGCATACCATTGAGGCTCTTGCGAAGGACATCGAGGAGTCGAAGGATTTTACGACAGATATATACGGGACCGACTATCTGTCGAGTCAAGGTCCCACAGCAACGGACAATCGTTTCAGTGCGATGATTGGACGAGGATAGGCACTGATAGGGAAACATTATGCCAGAAGAATCCGGCGAAGTAACCGCCGAAACCTTGTTGGCCGCTGCACAGGAGTTTGATACTGCTGTTGCTGCGGGGGAACAACCTAACGTCGAGATAAAGACGGAGGAACCTGAACCGGGAAAGGAGGAAACTCCACCGGAGGAACCAGCAGAGTCTGCGGAGGCAGAACCGGATTCTGAAGAGCAGAATGTGGATGAACCCGAAAGTTCATTGACAGAAGGCGAGACTCCTGAAGGGGAGGACAAGCCGCAGAAGAGTAAGTGGGCTAAGAACGAGTCCCGCAAGAGCAAGTCGTGGAAAGAGATAAACTCTCAAAAAGAAGCGATTAAGAAGGAGCGGGAGGAACTGGAGTCCATGAAGGGCGAGCTTCAGGAGAAGCAGACCGACATGGACGAAGGGAAAGCCTACAGGGATAAGGATGGCTTTACGGCGGACGATTATGAGCGTGCCGCTGACAGGGCTGAGGAAGACGGCGATTACAGTGATGCCGAAGCTGCCAGAGCTAGAGCTAAGGAATTAGCAGGTGAAGGCAAGAAGGCTGATAGTGATCGCACGGTCAAGAAGTTTCAGGACGCGTTTGAGAAGACGCGTGATGAACTTATGGAAGAGATTCCTTCACTGAAGGATAACGATTCCGAGTTGACTAAAGCGTCGAATCAGATACTGAAAGAACATCCCGATCTAATCTATGCTTCTGAGGGCACTGGATTGCGTCATGCAGTCAAGATTGCCCAGTGGAAGATTGCGGCGTCCAACACGGACAAGAGTCAGGCTGAAGTCAAGGAACTAACGGAAAAACTAAACAAACTGGAAAAGAAAATGTCAGTTGGCGGCGGATTCACGAGCGGGAAGCTGGACAGCGACAAGACCTTTGATGACCTCTCACTGGAGGATCAGGAGTCTTATTTGCTCAAAGCGGCTGCGGCTCACGACGATGCCTATTAGCTGACGGAAGGTAAAAATTATGGCTATTAATGTCACAACCGATGCCGATCTAGCTGTCCAGTATCAGAATTATTTCAGCAAGAAATTGCTGACCTATGCTGTACAAGCACTGGTACTAGACCAGTTCGGCACTAAAGCCCCATTACCCGGCAAGTCGGGTCACAAGGCTATTTCAATGTTTAGATGGGACGTCCCGAAAGCGACTGACATTAACACTCTCACGGAAGGTACTGTGGGGTCTGTTGGTGATAGAGACATCGCGTTGACTAAGATTAGCAAGACGCTGATTCAACGTGGTCAAGTCGTTAAGTTGTCTGACATCCTGAACGCAACGGATTTATTTTCGTCGCTTCAGCAGAGTGTCAAGATCAACGGACAGGATGCGGCCATCGACATGGACAACATCACTCGCAACATATTGGTTGGTTCCAATGTGGGCGACAACGTAAACTCAGGCGCGACTGCGATGGAAGGTGGTTATTCCACTGACCCTGCGACCAACCTAGACAACGGTGATTCACTCACTGAAATCTATGCGGATGGTACGAAGCAGTCAGCCAGTGGAGGCGAGTATTCGACCTTCGAGACACTCGCAACCGACGCGACTCTTCTCGACGGTGCGGCTGTTCTGAATGCTGTTACTCAGCTAAAGGTTAACCGTGCACAGCCCACAAGTGGTGGAATGTATGCTTGTGTTGCTAGTCCTCAGGTACTGAGCGACATCATGCAGGACAACACATGGCTCAATGCAGCTCAATACAGCAATGTAGAAGAGCTTTATAAGGGTGAAGTGGGCCGTTTATTCGGAGCAAAAATGGTAATGTCCACGAACGGATTCATTACCGCTGACGCACTGGGAACTGACGCTGACCGCTTCATCTATGATGCTGCGGCTGGTGGTGGAACCGGAAACACGAAGGATGTTCACGCCACCCTGTTCTTAGGGGAAGGTGCGTATGGCATACCTGAGCTGGCGAGTCAGTCTCCGTTCAGCCCAAAGATTGTAATCACTGATTCTGCGGATAAGAGCGACCCTCTTAACCTCACAATTACTGCTGGTTTCAAATGCTTCTGGACTGCGTTGAGGCAGAACACCGGCTACTACGTTATCATGCGAAGCAAGACTGCTTCGACTGCGTAAGAGCTAAACAAGTTATGAAGCCTAAAGGTGGAGTAACCCTTATTATAGCCGTGGGAGGGGGCAAGCCCCCCTCTCACGGTCATTCTGATAAACACAAAAAAGGTTGTGAGATGATTAGATTACCATTGGATGCACTGGTGTCCGAGCTGGAGGATGGCGCGGAAGTATCACCGGAGGTTGGGGACGTTGTAGTTCTCGAAACGGTTGAGGGTGAAGTTGTCGCAGTTAACGAGGACGGGACAGCGCACGTTGAACTTACTACCGCTGGCGGGGAGGCTATTGAGTACGTTGAAGAAGCTGCCGAGATTGACGCGGAAGCTGCTGAGATGGATGAGATGGCTGGCATGGAAGAAGAGCTTATGGCAGCGGCAGCGGCGCAGGACGAGGAAATGGGGCTGTAATGCCTCTCTACACGTTCGAGAACAACGAGGGCCACACCATCGAGAGGCTCGTGCCGAAGGGGCGCGAGACTATTGAGGTTGGTGGCGTTGTGTACCTGAAGAGCTGTACCCCGCAGGGATTCGCCATGACGGGGAGGGCAGTTGGTATCCCTCCACAGAAGGATCAGGTGAAGGAAGGCTACTACAAGATGGAGTGCGAGAAAGGCTCACGCTTCCTCGACAAGTCTCTCTTCTCTACTAAACAGATTAAAAAAGCATGGGAGTTTTAGATGGCTAACGAGAAAATCACCGAACTGACTGCATTGGCGTCGGGCAGCGTGGCTGAGCTGGATGTTCTGCCTATAGTAGACATTAGCGACACCTCTGTCTCTATAACCGGACAGACTAAGAAGATCACTCAAGCGTCCCTGTTTGATAGCGGAACTTCCATGCCCAACCTTGTTGAGGTAGGGACTGTCACTACTGGAACATGGAACGGATCAACCGTGGGAGTCGCGTACGGCGGCACGGGGCTTGCCTCCTTCACTTCGGGCGACATCCTGTATGCGACAGGGTCGACTACTCTAGCTAAGCTGGCGAAGGGTAGCGATGGGGACACCTTGATTTTAGACAGTGGCGCACCTGCATGGAGCGCAACCACTGGAGACATTACTAGCGTCACTGCCGGAACGAGCCTGAACGGCGGGGGAACCAGCGGGGCTGTAACGCTCAATTTAGATACGACAATCACTGGTCTGACTTCCGTGACCTCGACTGACTTTGCTGGCGCGTTGACAGGCAACGTGACAGGCAACGTGACTGGCAATGTCGCGGGAGATTTAACTGGAAACGTCACGGCTACGTCCGTTCTTGCTGACGGGGTTGTAGGCACAACTCAATCTGCTTCCAACAACTCCACGAAGGTTGCAACTACTGCCTACGTGGACGCGCAGGTTGGAACTTCCGATACGTTATCCGAGGTATTGGCTAATGGAGGAACGGCGACAAGCTCGGCTCTTGCGGGGGTCATGTCTGATGGGACAGGGAGTGGATCACTGGTGTTTGCCACCAGCCCAACGCTGGTCACTCCTGCACTCGGAACTCCGGCAAGCGGGGTGGCAACAAACCTGACTGGAACAGCAGCAAGCCTGACAGCGGGAAACGTCACCACCAATGCGACTCTGACAGGGGAAGTTACGAGTGCAGGAAATGCTGCTACTATTGCTGACGATGTAGTTGATGAGGCAAACCTTAAGGTAAGCAACGCCCCCACAAACGGATATGTCCTTTCGGCGCAGTCGGGTGATACTGGCGGTCTTACGTGGGTGGACAACACTCATGCCGCAGGTACGGTTACGAGCGTTTCCGGTGCTGGCACAGTTAACGGGTTGACCTTAACTGGCACAGTAACCAGTTCAGGAAGCCTGACGCTGGGCGGAACACTTTCAAGCGTGGCAAACTCTGCGCTAACAAATTCTGCTGTAACAGTAGGCACAACCGCCATCAGCCTCGGCGAAAGCTCAACCACGCTTGCAGGGCTGACCTCTGTTACTTCAACCGGATTTACGGGAGACGTTACGGGCAATGTAAGCGGCACAGCCGCCACGGTTACGGGAGCGACACAGGCAGCGATAACAACCTGTGCGAACCTTACCACAGTCGGAGGCATTACCAATGGCACATGGCTGGCTGCTGTTGTGGGAGAAGCTTTTGGTGGCACAGGTAATGCCGAATACGGTGACGGCGACATTCTTTACGGAAGCGCCCCAGACACCCTTGAGTTGTTGACCATTGGAGACACTGACAAGGTTTTGACTGTTTCAGGTGGCGCACCTGCATGGGTGGATAAGGGGGTTGTCGCTGGAGACGGACTTACGGGTGGCGGAACAGCCAATTCAGTTACCATGACGGTTGGAGCCGGGACGGGCATAACCGTTAATGCGGATGACGTTGCCGTGGCCACGACCTACGCTGGCGGATCATCCATTGTCACAGTCGGAACTGTTACTACTGGCACATGGAACGGGACGGCGATAGCGGATGGATATGGTGGTACAGGTCAAACCACTTACGCCAAAGGCGATCTTCTTTATGCCAGTGATGTAAATACCCTGTCAAAACTTACTGCTGC